GAAAGCCAGCAGTTAGCAGTTGATCCTGTTGTTCCAAACGATATGCCCGAAATGCCAACTGGCTGCTGTAAACGCTGTGGTCACCCCCTCATCAACACGCCCGGTCACAGGCAGAAAACATTCTGTTCATCCGTATGTCAGAAGAAATATTGGCAGGAGCACAAAGAAATGCTACGGCATTCTTCCTTCATTACGACCACTTGTCCCAACTGTGGTAAAACCTTCTCTGACTACGCCGGACACAAGCGAAAATACTGCTCACACGCTTGTTATATTACTCACCGCTACGGAGGTGTATCATATGAATCAGAACGAACTGACCTATCTTGTGACGATGAAGCTGTTTCAAAAAATGCTTGAATGTGGGCTCCTGACCGCAGAGGAATACAGCGTAATTGATACAAAGATGAAGGCAAAATACCAGCCTAAAATCGGCACATTATTCTGCGAATTGCCGTTGACTGATTCGCAATAAGACGGTAATATGGTAGCTGAAAGGAGGTCGGTTTTATGCCGAAAATCACGAAAATAGAGCCAATTGTGCCGCTTGTAAAGCCTCGGCTCAAAGTGGCAGCATACGCCCGTGTGTCAAAGGAAACAGAGCGCCTGTTGCACTCACTTTCAGCCCAGGTCAGCTACTACAGTGACCTGATCCAGAAGAATCCGGAATGGGAGTACGCAGGCGTTTATGCTGACAGCTTTATCAGCGGCACAAGCATGGAAAACAGACCGGAATTACAAAGACTGCTCAACGACTGCGAAAAAGGTCTTATCAACATTATTCTCTGCAAGAGCATCAGCCGCCTTGCCCGCAACACTGTGGACCTGCTGAACATTGTACGGCATCTGAAAGAGCTGGGTATTGAGATACGCTTTGAAAAAGAGGGTGTCCACACGTTGTCAGCGGAGGGAGAAGTGATGATAACGCTTCTTGCAAGTTTCGCAGAACAGGAATCACGTTCCATTTCCGATAACTGCAAATGGGGCATCCGGAAACGATTTCAGAAAGGTACTATCGGTACAGCGAACAAGCACATTCTCGGTTATCAGTATGACGAACAGTTGCAGCGGTATGTGATTATCCCCGAAGAAGCAGAGTCCGTCCGCTATATGTTCAAATTATTTTTAGAGGGCTATTCTTATCAGCAGATAGCAGACAAACTGACTGCCGCAGGGATTCATACGATTCAGGGGAACAATTTTCAGGAAGGCTCCGTGCGGAATCACATTGTCAACGAGGTCTATGCCGGGGATATCCTTCGGCAGAAGTCTTTCACGCCCGATCCAATCAGCAAAGTGAAAGTACGCAATAACGGTGAACTGCCGCAGTATCTGTACAGCAATGCTCATGAAGCGATCATCGACAGGGAGACCTACGCACTGGTGCAGGAAGAACTGAAACGACGCAATGCAATGATGAACCTGACCTATTATTTCACAGGTCTGATAAAATGCGAATGCTGCGGAAACACCTATACACGCAAGAAAGCCAAGCAGCGCGGGCGCACCTATGTGCATTGGATTTGCCGAAGTAAAAAGGAAACGGGGCGCACTTGTGAGAGCGACAACTTTGCTGAAGACGAGCTTATCAAGATATGCAGGGTTACAGTTGGTGCAGATTATGAGAATAGAATCAAAGCAATGTCTGTGGATGTGTCAGGTAATATTCATTTCACACTGAAAAACGGAGAGTGCAGAGTTTGGAACAACCTGCACTTGCATCCAGCTAAGCATCCGCATACTGTGACGGACGTTTTCCTCGGCAGAGTTATCTGCGGAAAATGCGGAACGGTCTACCACAGGTCGAATGGAAAGAACCGCTGGTGCTACTGGAAATGCTACGGCAAGCAGAAGCACATCTGCGATAATGTGAACTATACCGATTATCAGCTCAGAGTGATTACAAGCCACATCCTCGGAACATCGGATTTTGATGATGATATGTTCAACAGAAGCATTGACCAGATCATTGTCTTGGACGATGCTTTGAAATTCATTTACAAAGACGGGAGCGAAAAGATATGGCACAAGCTATAGAAAAAACTGTAACCACAATTCCGCCGAGGCTCAGCCGGTTTACCGATCTGCCGCTGACTGCTACTGTCAAGCGCAAGGTTGCAGCCTATGCCCGTGTGTCTACTGACCACGAGGAACAGCAGAGTTCTTACGAAGCACAGGTGAATTATTACACCGAATATATCAAAAGCCGTACCGACTGGGAATTCGCCGGTATATTTGCAGATGAAGGCATTTCCGGATGCAGCATCAAGGGCAGGCAGGGATTTCAGGCGATGATCGAGGAGGCACTGAACGGTGGTATCAACCTTATCATCACAAAATCCGTATCACGCTTTGCCCGCAACACTGTGGACTCCTTATCCACCATCCGCAAGCTGAAGGAGCATAATGTGGAGTGCTACTTCGAGAAGGAGAACATCTGGACATTTGATTCAAAATGTGAGCTGATGCTTAGTATATTATCAAGTATCAGCCAAGAAGAATCCCGTTCCATTTCAGAAAATGTCACATGGGGACACAGGCGGCGCATGGCTGATGGTAAGGTGTCCGTCCCGTTTGGTCGCTTCCTCGGCTACGACAGGGGTGAGCATGGTGAATTGATCGTGAACGAGCAGGAAGCAGAGATAGTCCGTGAGATCTACAGACTTTTCCTCTCCGGATTAACGCCGCACGGCATCGGAAAAGAACTGACAAGCCGTGGGATTCCCACACCGGGCGGTAAGGTGAAATGGACGGCAAGTACCGTAAAAAGTATCTTGACAAATGAAAAGTACAAGGGTGACGCACTTCTGCAAAAGACATTCACGCCCGATTATCTCACCAAGAAAACGAAAAAGAATGACGGGCAGATTCCGCAGTATTATGTGGAAAACAGCCACCCTGCTATCGTTACCTCTGAGATGTATGATGCGGTACAAGCTGAGATGGAAAGACGGAATGCCTGCAAGAGTCGTTACAGTGGCGTAGATATTCTCGCATCAAAACTGATCTGCGGAGAGTGCGGCAGTTTCTACAGTCCGAAGGTATGGCATTCGACAGACCAGTACCGCAGAACCATTTATCAGTGTGGGCATAAGTACAAAGGCTGCAAATGCTCTACGCCGAACTTGACTGCGGAGGCTATCCACGCCGTATTTATTCGTGCATTCAATGAATTGATCACCAATAAAAACGAGATCATCAGAAATCTTCGGGAATCAATCGATCTTGCATCCGATATGACAGAGCTTGAATCACAGCGTGATTCTGCTAATAACGAGGTGCTGTTCTTGGCGGATATTGTTCAGAAGCTGATCGCTGAAAACGCTCGAATCCCGCAGGATCAGAACGAGTACAATAAAAAGTACAGCACGGCGATGGAGCGATATGAAGCTACAAAAGCGGCTTATGACAACATTATCGCTCAGATAGCCGAGAAAAACAAGCGCGTTCAGAGAATGCAGACTTTTATCAAAAATGTGCAGGAACTTGGTGTAATTACTGAGTTTGATGAAGAACTGTGGGGTGTACTGGTCGAAAGTGTGACCGTGTACAGCAAGGACGATATACGGGTAGAATTTAGAAAATGAATGACTACAACTGAATACAGAAAATTGGGGCTGTGGCTGCCCGAGTGATAAACTTCGGCAGTTGCAGCCCCATTTTTTGTTTTGTAAGTAAGGAGGGTTGCGTCCGGTTGCAACCCTAATGCAACCATTGCAACCCTTTATGCAACCCTAAATGCAACCATTGCAACCATCATGCAACCATCCGAATCTCGAAAAGTCCGATTTTACGGCATTTTCGATGTTCAGCGATTTGCAACGATTATTCCCGCATAGCTTTCATTTGAAAGTGGTTGCATTTTGACGTAACCGGATGCAACCATTTGCAACCCTAATGCAACCCTCGACCGCTGAAAATGCAACCCTTTCGTTACAGAACGGGAATTGTATCAACGATGGAGTTAAGGTGGACGACGGCATTTCGGGAACTACATTTGAGCGTGATGGCTTCAAAGCAATGATGGCTGACATTGAGGACGGCAAGGTCGGTATCGTGATTACAAAAGACCTTTCAAGGCTCGGTCGTGACTACCTGAAAACAGGTGAGCTGATCGAAATGGTGTTCCCTGATTATGATGTCCGCTACATTGCGATCAATGACGGTGTGGATACCTTAAAATCCGAAAATGAGCTGATGGCTTTCAAAAATATTTTTAATGACTGGTACGCTCGTGATACAAGCAAGAAAATTCGTGCCGTCCAGAAAGCAAAGGCTCAGGCAGGCAAGCCGCTTGCCACGCACCCGCCTTACGGATACAAGAAGTCCGAAACGGATAAAAACCAATGGGTAGTTGATGAAGAAGCTGCCGCCGTGGTGAAAAGAATATTTCAGCTCTGCATTGAGGGCAACGGTCCGACTGTGATCGCCAATATCCTGACTGCGGACGGCATACCTACACCGACAGCATATTACCGTTCTAAGGGTATGAGTGTATGCAGACAGAATGTTAAAACAAAACGCTGGGGTATGGCAACGGTCATTCATATTCTTGAGCGTATGGATTACCTCGGTCACACGGTCAACTTCAAGACCTACCGCAAGTCCTACAAAAACAAGAAGCTGTATGAAAATCCGAAGGAGAACTGGCTTATCATCGAAAACACCCATGAGCCTATTATTTCTCAGCACGATTTTGACCTTGTGCAGGAGATACGCAGCCACAAGAAAAGAAGGCAGAAAAGCGGTACGGTAAGTCCGTTTGCAGGAATGGTCTATTGTGCGGACTGCGGTAACACTCTCTATGTCGGCAGGGCGCAGACCTTATCGCCAAATCAGGAGCATATGATGTGTTTCACCTATGCACATGATTCGGACGAATGCACTGCCCACTACATCAGGACTTGCGTACTGACCGAAATTATCCTCGGTGAACTGAACAAGCTCTCACAGTTTGTAAGGGACAATGAGGACGAGTTTGTCCGCAGGGCAATGGAAAGCTCCGCAGCGACACAGGACAGTGAGATGCAGACCGCTAAGAAAGCACTGAGGATCGCAGAAAAGCGTATCAATGAGCTTGATGACCTGTTTGAGCGTTTATATGAGGATAACGTGTCGGGTAAGATTTCCAATGAGCGTTTCGCTACGATGTCGGCAAGATATGAAGCGGAGCAGAGCAAGCTGAAAGCAGATGCCGCTAAGCTCTCCGAAACGATCAGCCGCAAGGAGCAGAAGAAAAACGATGTGATGAACTTTGTGGGTATCGTCAAGAAGTATGAGGAGTTCACGGAGCTTACCCCTGAGA